TGTAGCACAATATTACAATAAATCAGTATTAGTAATAAGAAAAGAAAAACTTGAAGAAATAAATGGAATCAAAAAATAAATATTATAAGAATTCTTTAACTGGACATATTATTTGCGAACAAACATTTGTATCAGATATTATTACTAATATTCCAACTAAGTATTATGATTTACATATGCGTGAAATTGTAGATTTTTTTGACTTGAAAGGATATTTGGAAATAAAAAAGAAAAAATTTGATTTATATAGAAGTAGCAGATGGAATGCAGGTGAAATAAATAGTTGGTTTATAAAACCTAAAATAGAAAAAACTTTAATTGAAATAAGAAAAGAAAAACTAGAAGAACTAAATAAAATAAAAAAAAAGTATGATTGGAATGTATAAGGAAATTTATGATGAAATGAATGAAAGGTTGAAATATCTTGAAAGTCAAGAACAAACTGAAGAAATAAAAAATAGAATAGATGAAATTTGCTTATCTATTGTTCATATTCAGCAAAAAATTTTATTTCAAATGGGTAGAAAACCAATGCCTCAAGAAATTGAAAGAAAATTTCTTGTTAAAGGTGAATATAAATCATTATCAGTTAATGAATATAAAATTATTCAAGGATATATTTCATCTAATCCTGCAGTTAGAATTCGCATTAAAAATGATAAAGCATATATAACTATCAAAGGAAAAACTAATGAAACTGGTGTGTCTCGCTATGAATTTGAAAAAGAAATATTAGTTGATGAAGCAAAAGAATTGATGTTATTATGTGGAGATGGTAAAATAGATAAAACTCGTTATAATATTCAAGTTGGAAATCACATATTTGAAGTTGATGAATTTCATGGTGAGAATGAAGGATTAACTATTGCTGAAGTTGAACTTAGTAGTGAAGATGAATCATATGATATTCCAGAATGGTTAGGTGAAGAAGTTACTGGAAATAAAGAATATTATAATTCATATTTGAGTAAAAATCCATATTCTAAAAAATAAACTAAATATTTTATTGTATTTAAAAATAAAAGTATTATCTTTGTGAAATAATTCAAATTAAAACAAATTAAAATGAAACAAATTATCAACAGTATTTTAGATACTGACCTTTACAAGTTAAGTATGATGCAGTTTGTCATAGAACATTATCCTGATGCGAAAGGAGAATATACGTTTAATAATCGTGATAAATCTATGATTTTCAATCGTAAAGCTATCAAAATTATCAAAAAACAAATCAAATTGATGGAAAATTTGAAATTGACTGATGATGAGTATGATTATTTGAAAGAAAAAGTAGGTTATATTTCTGTCTCTGCTCGTCAATATTTAGCTGCATATAAATTTAATTCTTCACAAGTTAATATCACTCACGAAGAAAATGGTGAACTTAACATAAAAATTGAAGGTTTTTGGAGGGATGCAATACTTTGGGAGGTTCCTTTGATGGCTATCATATCAGAAGTTTATTTCAAAGTGATGGATAAAGATTGGAACATGGATGGACAAGTAGAATTAATCAACGAAAAAGGAAAACTATTAAGTGATGCTGGAGCGACATTTGCTGATTTTGGTACTCGCAGAAGACGTAATTTTATGACACAAGATATTGTGGTTCGTGAATTATGTAAATATACAGGATTTGTTGGTACAAGTAATCCATTTCTTGCAATGAAGCATGGTGTTAAAGCTACAGGAACATGTGCTCATGAGGCTATATCTGGTGTAGCAGCATTAGAAAGTCTTAATCATCCTAATAAGATTTTCATGAAAAGATGGCAAGAAACATTTCAAGGTGACTTAGGTACAATGTTACCTGATACTTTTGGACTTGAATCTTTCTTATCTGATTTTTCTTTACAAGATGCAAAATTGTGGGATAGTGTTAGACATGATAGTGGAGATGCTCACCTTTTCACTGATAAAATTGTTGAAAATTATAAAAAATTAAATATTAATCCAATGACAAAATCTATTATTTTTAGTAATGCATTGGATGTTTATTCTGCTATTGAATTGATAGAATATTGTAAAAATAAAATTCTTTGCTCTTTTGGTATTGGAACTCATTTTACAAATGATTTCAAAAAAGAGAGTGTTACGAATTTAAAAAGTAAACCAATGAATATGGTAATTAAACTTACTCGTATGAATGGAGTTCCTTGTGTTAAATTATCAGATGATCCTGGTAAAGCAATTGGAGATTCTAAAATGGTTGAAATAATGAAATATATTCATTTTGATATTATAAAAAATAATTATGAAAAATGATATTTAGAGTAATTATATCACATTAAATTTAATAAAAAGAGAATACATTAACTTGTATTCTCTTTTTTTTGTTAAACATAATCAATTTTTATTTATATAATAGATAAATAAAAACATTATTATGAATAAATTTTTAAATAAAATAATATGTGGAGATGCAGTTGATGTGATGAAAAATATACCTGATAATTCTATAGATTTGACCGTTACATCTCCACCATATGGTTCATTAAGAACATACAAAGGAATTATAAAAGATAAAGATCATTTTGATGGTTATAGTTTTCCATTTATACCAATGGTAGAGGAATTATATAGAATAACTAAAGATGGAGGAGTTGTTGTTTGGGTTATTGGTGATCAGATAGTTGATGGCTCTGAGAGTGGTGATTCTTTTAGACAAGCATTAAAATTTAAAGAAATAGGATTTAATATTCATGATACAATGATATATCACAAGAATGGACCTGCATTTCCTGAATCTGGTAGATACTCTCAAGTATTCGAATATATGTTTATTTTTTCAAAGGGTAAACCTAAAACAGTCAACTTGTTTCGTGATAAAGAGAATCGTTGGGCTGGAAGCAAAAATTTTGGAACTCCTAGTGCTAGAACTAAAGATGGTGAACTAAAAAAAAGTAAAAGTTTCACTGTTAGTAAATTAGGATATAGATATAATGTTTGGCATATAAATAATGGAGCAGGTTTCACCACAAAAGATAAATTTGCATTTGCACATCCAGCAGCTTTTCCTGAGAGTTTAGCAGAGGATCATATTTTATCATGGAGTAATGAAGGAGATGTAGTATTAGATCCAATGGTAGGAAGTGGCACGGTTTGTAAAATGTCTAAGATGAATAATAGAAATTATATAGGGATTGATATTAATGAAGAATATGTTGATATATCAAATAAAAGAGTTGATGTTAAACCATACACAAAAGAATCACCCAATGAAAAATTAAAATTTATAATTAGCAGGGAAGAAATTTTAGCAAATAGAAAGAAAAAAGATAAATGATGAAATTTACAGAATTGGACTGGAAAGCATATCAAATATATTTGGATACTCCATCTGATTATACTAAAATGGATATTAGAGACTTTTTTAGTTTTGTTGAATATAGAGGATATTATTATGATTTAGCAAAAAAGCAAATTAGAAAAATTAAATTGGAAACTATAGAATTAGAAGAATTAATTGAAGATTTAAAAAATCTTCGTACTTTTAGTGAATTAGAAAAGAATGAATCTAAATTAGTATCAATTATAATTAGATTAGAAAAATTAAATAAATTAAATAAACTAATGAAATAATATGGTATAAATGTAATATGGATTATAAAGATTTAGTATATATTGACATTGAAACTGCAGGGTTTTATCCAGATTTGTCATCTCTAAAAGAGAACGACATCAGAGGATATGACCTTTTTATGCGTAAAATAGAAAGAAAAAGTCCACAATTTTTAGATTGGAAAGAAGACCCAAATGATGTATATCTTAATAAATCACCTTTGATTCCAGAGTTTGGTAGAGTAGTTTGTGTTTCCATGGCTCGAGTTACTAAAAATGATGAAATTAAAATGATGTCTGTATGTAATGAGGATGAAGAATATATAATCAAACAAACACAGAAATCCCTAATGAATGTATCTAATAATTCTTTATTGGGATTGAGTGGTTTTTATATAAAAGGATTTGATATTCCATGGCTTAATAGAAAAATGTTAAAATATGGTTATATAATTCCTAAAATAATTAAAACTCATAGTGTTAAACCATGGGAGATGAATGTTGCTGATTTAGCTGAAGTTTGGAAAAGTCTTGGTACATTAGAAATTGTTTCATTTGATGAAATGTTATACACATTAGGTATAGATAGTCCAAAAGATATTATGGCTGGTAAAGATGTACATAAATATTTTTGGAAAACTAAAGAACTAGATAAAATTCAAACTTATTGTGAAGGAGATGTGATGGGTTGTATTAAAGCAGCAAAAAAAATCGTACATCTAATATAAAAAAAATTAAAATATGAAAACAAAAACAGATTTATTGATAGATACTCTTACTAATGATAGTGGTAGGCGTGTTTTTACTATAAATGAAACTAAACAATTGATTAAAATTTCTCAATTAGAAGCTATTAATGATGAAGATTAATTGAATAAAGAAATTCTAAAATAGAAACAAATATAAATAATATTATGAGTATATCATATTATAAAAATTAAAAATAATAAATGACAAAAATTATAACAAGTCCTGAAATATTTGAAGAAGAAAAAGGTAATAATGTGTGTGTTTTTTTGGGTGGACCAATTCAAGGTGCTCCTAATTGGCAAAAAGAAATATGTGATGATTTATCAGGTTACAAAAATTTGGTAGTTACTAATCCAAGAAGAAAATCATTAGACAAATCAAAATTTAATTTTGATGAACAAGTAAAATGGGAAACTGAATATTTGAATGAATCAGATATTATTGTTTTTTGGCTTCCAAAAGAAGAAGAAAAAATAGAAGGTAGAATGTATGGACAAACTACCAGATTTGAAGTAGGTGAATGGATAGCAAAATGTAGTAAAAAAATAATAATTGGAATTGATGATAATTTTCCAATGAAAAGATATATTAAGAATAGACTTGAAAAAGATTATGGAGTTAAAATTCTTAATACTTATAATGAATTATTGAAAGAGGTTAAAAATAAAATAGATGTTCTATCTAATTCTAAACCAGATACATTCTTTACGTCTGATGATCACTTTGGTAGTAAAAGAACTCTTGAATTGTCTAAAAGACCTTTTGATTCAGTTGAAGAGATGGATCAATGTATGATAAATTGTTGGAATTCAGTAGTAAAACCTAATGATAATGTTTATAACTTGGGTGATTTTGGAGATTATTCAGTAATTAATAAATTAAATGGTAATATATTCTTGATATTAGGTAATTATGAAATTGATGAGATGAATAAAGATTACAAAGGTGATTTTAAATCATTTAAAAAAATGTTGATAGGTAAAGGATTTAAAAATGTTTATAATGACTTGATGATTTCAACAAATATTGATGAAGAAAAAGTTTTACCATTCAATGAATTTGATAAAAATGAGTATTTATTCATGACACATGAGCCATTGAATGCTGATAAGAAATTTTTTACATTATTTGGTCATGCTCATTGTAGGCAAATGGTAAAAAGATATGGATTGGATGTTGGTGTAGATGGACATCACTTCAGTCCAATAAATATGAAAGAAGTTTTATTTTATAAGGAGGCAATTGAAAAATTCTATGATGATAACGTTTTTGAATAATTAATAATATGGAAAATATAAATTTTGATTTTTTTAGTGAAGAATTTGATGAAAAAGAAATAGTAAAGATGAACATTTCAGATTATGTATCAAAAACAAAAAAAATTCTTTCAGATATACATGAAGAATACTCAAGTTGCTGGTTTAAAACTGAAGTGTCATCTTTAGATGTTGAAAAATGTTGTGATTGTGATAATTGTAAAGGTTCATGTATTATAGTAAAAGATGATAATGAATTTGAGTGTATTACAGATTATGAAGAAGGAATGTGTTGTATTCGTGAGTTTGATAATGAAAGATTTTCACAATTCATGGAAGATGTTATGTTTAATGATGATTCAAATTTTTATGAGTTGTTAGAATCAGATGTTGAATAATAATGAAAGTAATTTCAATAAAACAACCATGGTCATATCTAATATGTTCAGGAATAAAAGATGTTGAAAATCGTAGTTGGAAAACTAATGTGAGAGGTAGAGTATTGATACATTCTTCAAAAAAAATATCAAAATCTATCATAAGTATAGAGCAAAAAAATCATATTTTATTTGATATAAATAAAAATATGAAATTTGGCTCAATAATTGGAAGTGTAGAAATTGTTGATTGTATAAAAAATTCAAACTCAATTTGGGCTGAAGAAGGTATGTATCATTGGATATTAAAAAATCCAATATTATTTGATATTCCTATCGAAAATATAAAAGGCAAATTAAATTTTTGGATTTATGATATTGATAATTTATATTAAATTCTATTAGTAATTTATTGTATATTTAAAAAAATTGTGTATCTTTGTACAAAATAAATAACATTAAAATGATAGTTAAAAATAAAAAAGCATCTTACGAATATGAATTACTTGATGATTTTGTGTCAGGTATTGTATTGGTTGGAACAGAAATAAAATCAATAAGATTAGGTAAAGCATCAATTGCTGATAGTTATTGTGCATTTCAAGGAGATGAATTGTTTTTATTGAACTCACATATTGATGAATATGAATTTGGTAATAGATATAATCATGAGCCAAGGAGACCAAGAAAACTTCTACTTAAAAAGAAAGAATTGTATAAAATTCGTAAAAAAGTAAAAGAAAAAGGTTTTACTATTATAGCAAAAAATATGTTCATAAACGATAAAGGACTTTGTAAAGTTACAATTTGTATTGCAAAAGGTAAAAATACATACAGTAAAAAAGAACATATCAAAGAAAGAGATATTAAAAGAGATACAGATAAAATATTAAAATCTTATAAATAATGAAAATAATAAAAATATTAATAATTAGATTTGTGTTTGCTATAGTGATACTATCAATTCTAGTGTATTCTTTGTCAAAATTGGAGTATAAAAAAGATGTTTATATAATAAAATATGATACATATCAATATAATCCTTATACACATAAAAGGGATTTGGACAGAAAAGATTGTGAATTTACATTGAAAGGTTTATCAGATAAAGATGTATCAGATAAACTAATAGAAATGGAATATTTAAATAATTTGTGTATATCTGATAGCGTTGCAATTAAAGAAATAATAAAATTCTAATTTATATAAATATGATTAAAACAATCAATTTTGATAATTGCTTTACCACACCTAAAAATTATTCAAGAAAAGGTGTTATCTGTACTTGTATGTGTTCAGTTGAAGTTGATAGTGTAAGAACTGAAGTAAACTCAATTAAAGTTGTATATAGTGTAAATCCTACTGGAGGTAATTCAAAACCTCCTGTATCAAAAAATGGTAAATGGAAACAATATTGGAATAATAATTATTGCTACTGGGGTACCTTCAATGAGATTGTAGAACTACCTTATATTTTTTCAAAGATGAAAAATGAAGATTATACTATAATAACATCATATTTCAAAAGAGATCATGTTTTGGTGCCATTTATAGTAAAAATAGTAATAAATAATTTAATTGAGTATAATATACTTAAATTACAAATTGATAGGAAAAATAAATTAGGTAAAATTCAAAACCAGTCTAATTATGAGTAATTTAAAAGCATTAAAAGAAGTGTGTCTAGCACCTTATATTATGATAGCCACTGGTTTGATTGGTGTTAGTAGGAAAGCAGGAGGTAATCAATTTAGACATCAATTTGCTACACTTGGTATTCTAATTGATTATAAATATTGTGATGATCCAGTTTTATTAAAAGCATCAGTTTTGCATGATTTGGTTGAAGATTATAACGGTTCAGAAAGACTTGTTGAAATTCGAAATGTTGATAAAGATGGACCAGAGGTTGTGGATTTAATTTTAGAAGTTTCTAAGAGTAAAACTGAGACGAAAGAAGTATATCTTGAAAGATTATTAAAAAATGGATCAGATAGAGCAAAAATATTAAAATGTGCTGATAGAATTAGTAACCTTACTGATTTACACTTAGATACACACACATCAGGTAAGATAGCACATTACCTAGATCAAACAGAAATATATATTTTACCAATGGCAAAAGAAGTTAATATTGATTTTGAAAAAGAATTAATTGACCTCATTAAACAACGTAGAAAATTATGTGAAAAATAATTAAAAAAATTTTTTATTTGATATGTTTTCGTTATCTTTGTTGTAAATAACAAATAAATAATTATGAAACTAACAGCAGAAAATGTTCATGGCATTTTTAAAAAATGTCTATCTAATGATAGTGTTGATGTAAAAATTGTTGAAGGTGTGTTGACAAAAGCAAATTTTTGTATTAAGAAATTGGAAGAAAATAAATCAAACATATCTGATGTGCTAAATGATTTGTCTGATAATTTTAAACATGATTTGGGTGGGGGTTGGTCATTCCTTAATATGTGTGAGGATAACAAGGGTGTTCAGTGGACAGATTTTCATGCTACTGTTGATGAATTAGTTTGCTTAGGTATTGCTGTTGATAAAATGACTTATTTGATGCCAAGAGAATTATGGGATGCACTACCAGGTGGAATGCCTTACTTAGTAATAAATTAGTATATGAAAGACTTTAAAATAAATAAAAAGAGCATCAACAAAAAAGATTGTTATGAAATTGTGATAACTTTCATGGAAGGTGATGCTGACGGGTATGAAAAAATAAATTTTGTCTTCGAAAAATCTAAATTAGAAGATATTAAATTTAAAAAATATGTATCTGATTTCATTGATTCTATTGATAACTGCGTAAATTTAGATAATAAAGGTAGAGTAGGTTTTTGTGATGCTGATGAAGCTGCAAAATGGTATGGTTATGGAAAAGATAGATGTGGACACAATTATGGCGGCGATATTAATTGGGGTAGATTTTGTGAATGTAGAACTGAATTAGATGAAGATTTTGATGAAGATTTTAAAGATTTAGTACCTTATCAAGAAGAAGATAACTTCTTTTCTTATTCTATTCCAACATATTTTGATGGATTTTATACTTCATATGATAAAATTGATATGTATTACTATAATAGTGAAGGTATTAAATTTGATGTTGATATAGAATAAAAAATTGAAATAATTTTATTAATGTTTGGTGGATTGAAAAAATAGTTGTACTTTTGTATTACAAATAAAAAATAAAATATGAAATCAAAAAAAGTATTGTTAGTTTTCGTTATTTCTGTATTATTTTGTAGTTGTTCATCAAAATATGGACTTTATAGTAGTAAAAATATACATAAGCCACATTATATGACAACATTGAATGTTGATTCAAACGGATTAGTAAAATAAATAAATGTATTTAATATTATTAAAGGATCATGTGTAGAAAGAATTGATTACAAAGGAAAAGAAATTCATATAATGGTATATTTGTACATATAATAGAAATAAATGTAGAATAACCAGAGTAAAAAATAAAGAAAATTTGAAAGTTGGTGATATTCCATATGAAGATAATAGTGACATACTTGAAAATTTGTCTCTTACAATTATTAAAGATTTAGAAGAAAGAATGCTTGATCATTCACAAGATTAAAAATAATTCAATAAATGTTTGGTCGAATGAAAACTTTATTGTAATTTTACATACAAATTAAAAAGATCGGTTGGTAGCTCAATAGGTAGAGCAGTTGGATTAGTCTATAGCTAATCGTATTAATAAGAAAAAATTTTAAAGAAGTAAGAAATTCAAT